GACTAACAACAAAAACTGGAGCGGTGAAACCTTTGCTCTGTGGGTAAGCTATAACAGTGGTGGCTACACACAGGTAAGCGCCAGCAACAGCTACGTGCGGTACACGGGTGCGCAGTATGCGGACAATGACCCCACCACACAACGGCTTAACAATGGCGCGGCAGGCGCTTGGATAAACGGGCTGGCCGACGAAGGTGACGCGGCGGTTACCCACACTGGCGCGGCCAATGACTACACCGAGTTCTGCTTTAGCGTGTACGTGTTCCCAGACAACGTAAGCAACGGGGACACGCTGGACTTTGAAGTACGCTGTTCCCGCACTGTTAACTACGCCGAGCGCCCACGCATTACCGTAAGCGTACCTGTAGTGGAGGCAGGCGCGGCTGTGCTTAACGGCGTCGGTGGCATAGCGGCGGCGGCTACGCGGTTGCTGGTTGGTGCGGCTGTGCTGGCGGGCGTTGGCACGACAACGCTGGCAGGTGCGGTTGAGCGCGGTGGTGCAGCGGCACTGGCGGGCACAGGCGGCATAAGCGCCACCGCCAGCCGCGTGCACAACGCAGCGGCTACGCTCGACGGCGTAGGTACGCTAACCGCAGTAGGCGACGTATCCATACCCGGGGCGGCAACGCTTAATGGCGTGGGCACGCTGGCTGCGAACGCTACGAACACTTACGAAGCCAGCGCGGCACTACCCGGGGTAGGGGACATTAGCGCCAGCGGGCACGTAACGGTACCCGGGGCGGCTGCGCTCGCAGGTGTCGGAGGTTTCGTAGCTACGAGCGCTGCGACGTACAATGCAGCGGCGGTACTGCCCGGGGTGGGCGGCATAAGCGCGACAGCCACGGTTGTTGGTGGTGTTAGCGAAGTGACTGGCGCAGCCGTGCTGGCTGGCGTTGGTGGCATAAGCGCTACGGGTACTATTACAGACGCCATTACGCTAACCGACAGTACGTGGCTTGGCGCAGGCGGCGCAGATACTACGCCGCAACTAGACCCGCCTAGCGGCAAAACTACAGGTGACTTTGGCGGCGGGCGTATACAGGACGACGCAAACCCCGCCGACCCCGTGGACCCGGGCTATAGCCAGTACATGGAGTACGAGTGGTGCTTGGAGCCCACGGCGTTTAGCGAGGACAGTGCCACCTACGAGTTTTTGGTGGAAATAGCAGGCGAGGACGTTACCTACGCGGTAACGCCCGAGCTGACGGTTGGCGCAATAGAGCTTGGTGCGGCAACGCTTAACGGTGTAGGCACACTAAGCGCGTCGGCTACCATAGTGCAGGTGGGTGCCGCAACGCTTGCAGGTGTTGGCGGCATAAGCGCGACAGGCGCGACCGGAACAACGCATGAAGGTGCCGCAACGCTGGCGGGCACGGGTACACTGGCGGCAGTGGCCAGTGTTGTACGCCCCGCTGTTGCGGCGCTGGCAGGCGCAGGCACGTTGAGCGCCAGTGCGGTAGTGGAGCGGGCCACCGCAGTACTGCTCAACGGCACAGGCACGCTAAGCGCAACAGGGCAGGCTATCCTAGCAGGCGCAACCACCCTGCCCGGGGTGGGCGGCATAAGCGCCACCGCTACACTGCTTGGACAGCAGACAGGTGCGGCCACCCTTAACGGCGTGGGCACGTTCGTAGCCAGTTCACAGGTTACGAAAGTGGGTGCGGCGTCGCTGGCAGGTGTGGGCGGCATTAACGCGGTGGCGCAGGCAGACGTGCCCGTGGCGGCTACGCTGGCGGGCACAGGCACCCTAACAGCCTCCGCACAGGTCGCCAAGGTAGGCGCAGCAAGCCTAGCAGGTAATGGTAGTATAGCGGCGACGGCACGAAAGACCGTTACAGGCCAAATAAGCGTCGGTGGGGTAGGCTTGCTGTCGGGTAGCCCCCAAGTGGGCTATGGCGCGCAGGCTGTACTCCCGGGTATTGGGGGCCTAAGCGCCACTGCCACGTTGCTAGGCCAGCAGAACGGCGCAGCCGTGCTGGCGGGTGTTGGTGGCCTCATAGCGGCTTCGTCAATTACGAAACCAGCCAGTGCGGCGCTGGCAGGTACGGGTACACTGTCTGCTGTTGGGCTACGCGTCAAAAACGGCGCGGCGCTGTTGGCAGGCACGGGCGGCTCGCTTGGTGCCAGTGCGGTAGTGGAACGCGGCGCAGCCGCAGTGCTGAACGGCGTAGGCGGCATATACGCCAGCGGCTCGTACCTGTATATTGAGGCTGCTGCGGTACTGCCCGGGGCGGGTGGCCTAGTTGCCAGTGCGCTAGTGGCGCTGCCCTCGGGCACGGTAATTAAACTGTGGTGGGTTGCCGAAAGCGCACCCAACATTGCCCTTGCCGAAAGTGCACCTTGCATAGTGTGGGCAGGGGAGAGCGCGCCTTGCATTGCCCTGCTTGTTGAGCAGGCCCCCGGCATTACGTGGGTGGCCGACAATGCGGCGCACATTAACGCGCTAATAGAAGAGGACAGCTAATGGGCATACAACTTTTCCGCACACCCGTGTTGGAGGACACTACCAAGCGCTACTCGGGCATTATTAAGGACGAGGAGGGCAATGCCCTTCCGGGCAGCAGCTTGGACACGTGCACGCTTACCCTGTACGAAAAGGAAAGCGGCGACATTATTAACAGCCGTGACGGCGTTAACATACTAAACGCCAACGGTGGCACGGTGGACGTAAGCGGCAACTTTGCCATAGTGCTTGGCCCCGGGGACAACGTGCTGGTACGTGACGACAACGAGGAGTGGCACGTGGCGCTAATACAGTTCACGTACACCAACGCGCAGGGCAGCCAAGGCGGCAAGGAAGAGGTACACTTTAAGGTAACCAACCTAGACAAAGTGACGTAATGGCGCAGCGCTCGGCTTACCGCCGCGCCATGGTACTTGCCCGTGGCAACATGGGGCGCATTGATATTGCCGTGGCGCAGGAAATTACTAAAGCCCTTAACACCTATGTAGACCAGCTAGAAGCGAACCTTACCAAAATGGTGCGGGCGGGTGTTGGGGCTGGCCCGTTGGGTAGGTACAACCTGCGGCGTGCTAAGCCCATCTTCCAAAGCGCGGCGCGCCAGCTCGAGCGCACCATGCTAAGCGCAGTGGCCGAAGGGCGCATGGTAAGCTTTAACGAAACGCTGCGCATCTGGGAAAATACCAGCATGCAGATTGCTAAGCGCCTTGGCGTGCAGGGGGCCATGCTAGGGGCGCTGCGCAACCCACCCATTATAATGCTAGGTGCGTTCGAAAGCTTGGGCGCACCCGCTACTTGGCAAACGCTACTGAAGGGGCACGCTGGCCGCGCCGCTGCCGAGGCGGGGCACATAATGCGCATGGGCATGCTCGAGGGCATAGGCGCAGACGAAATGGCCAAGCGCATGCGCCCCTACGTGCAGGGCAGTCAGCCGTTCAAGGCAATGTTCGAGCGTGTGCCCACGCCTACGGGCCAGTACAAGCGGCTGGACTTGCGCAAGGTGCCACGGGAGCTACGCGGCGCTGCCAACAAGATGAAGTTTAACGCCGAGCGCATTGCCTTTAGTGAAATGCACAATGCGCGGCACGAGGCCGAAGTACAGCACATGCACGCCGACCCGCTGGTAAAGGGTGTTAAGTGGTCGCTAAGCCCCGTGCGCAGCACAGGCTTCTTCAAGCCGCCCGACCAATGCGACGTTATTGCGGCCAACGACTTTTACGGGCTAGGCAAGGGCGTGTACCCTACTGCCAAGGTGCCGTCACCACCACACCCGTTTGACAGGTGCGAGCTGGAACCAGTGCAGGTGCAAAAGCCACTTGAAAAGAAAGACCAGCCCGACCGCATACTAAACCCGTTGCAGGCGTACATACCCAAAGGCCCCGGGGGCAGAACGCTAACGCCCAAGCAGGCGCTACGCATTAGGCAGTACACGGCAACGTCGTTGCATGAAGGCGAGCTTGGCTATCGCTTGGGTTTGAAGCAGCGTGGCTATGCACGGTGGTTTGGCAGTAGCAACGAACGTGCACTGTGGCGGCGCATTGCCAACCTGCAAGGGCTGGCCGAAAGCAGGGCAGACCTGCGTGCACGCGCCAAGCTGTTTCGTATGGCTACGGGTATTGAGGACGTGGACGAGTTTATTGCCACAGCCCCGCGCCCCGACACGCTTGAAAAAATGAGGTTGGCGCTGGCGCACAGGCAGGAGGGGTTAAGCTACGCCAAGATAGGCGAGCGCATGGGCATATCGCCTATGCGGGCACGCGGCCTGTGTATTGAAGGCGAGCAGCTTGGCTTGCTCCCGGGTGCGCCAGTAACGCCATTGGTGCCGCCTGTGCCGCCTGTGCCTGTAGCGCCACCACCTGCGGTACCTGTTAAGCAGGTGGCCAAGCAGGTAATAAAAGGGCTGAAGCCGAAAGACGAAGAGCTGTTGCGCAAGGCGCTGGCACTACGCGAACGCGGCTACAGCTACAAGCAAATAGGCGAAGAGCTAGGGCGCAGCCCCATGGGCGCACGTAGCCTAGTGCTGCGCGCTGAAAAGTTTGGTCTAAAGGGTGACGTTGCCACGGCGGTAAAGCCCATGCCAGTAGAGCCGCCTGTTACCACCAAGCCAGTAGCACCCAAGGCGGCTAAGGTGCGCACGCCATTACAAAGCAAGGACGTGCGTTGGGCAGATGACTTTGTGGAAAGTACTGCCAACCAAATTACTTATGCCGACGGTGTTAGTGCCGAGATGCGTTTGGTGGAGCAGGCCACCGAGGCATTTGGCGAAGCACCAGAGGAGCTACTACAGGCCATTGCTAAAAAGGGCAAGCCGCGTGGGTACGAGTACATAAAAGACCCCTATGGCAAGTCGATAGTAACTAAGGAGGAAGGCAGCTATTACCAGCGTTGGTCGCGTTGGGTACAGGTGCAGCGGTACGGTACTTCGAATCAGATGGAGCGGCGCGTGTTTGGTACTTTACGCCATGAGTACGGGCACCACTTTGACCGTGTGCTTAACCCTACCACAGATGCTACTGGCAAGTACTTCAGCAGCAGCGGCAGTTGGAACAAGGAGTTCAAGGCGCTGCAAAAGCGTATACAAAGGCCACCGAAAAACGCAAGCATTCAAACCCGCATGGCGGCGTATGACCGCCACCAACAGGTGAACGCATTATACAGGGAATACTTGGCCGAGGTTAACAAGCAAAACCAAGCGGGCATAAAGGCACTGGAAAAAGTAAGGCAGGATTTTGACGACTGGATTATGCAGCCCGAGCGCAGGACAGCAATACGTGCTGCCCGCGACCGCTCGCCCGCCGCAGGTGACGCTAAGCTGGCCGAGTTTAAGCGCATCTGGGGGTACGATGAAAAAGTAAAGGTGGCGGAAGCTTACCTGGACGACTTGCAGGTTAGCATTAACTACTTTGACGACTGGATTGGCAGCATAACGTGGGACAACAAATTCAACCGCATGGGTAACGGGCACAGCATTAGCTACTACAAGCAGGTACCCAAGTCAAGGCCGCAGGCCGAAACGTTTGCCAATATGACGGAGGCGTATGCTACCAAGGGCAGAAGTATAAACTGGCAGTACATGCAGAAAATAGCGCCTGAGCTGTGCGACGAGTATGAGGCGGCTGTGTGGCGTGCGGCGGGCAAGGCGTACCAAGACATTGCAGTGGCCGAGGGGCGTACACTGCCCCGGCTGTTAACCGAGGCCAAGGCAGCACGCAAGCAAGCGGTTAGCGCGCTTAAGGGCGACACGCCGGAGCAGACTGGCATACTGCGCTTGGAAAAGGCAGCGCAGGGTAAGGCTGAAATACAATACAGCAAGGTTGGCCCCAAGACATTGAAGGGTGGGCTTGAAAGGCATTACTCAACCAATAGCTGGTTAAAGTACGACGTGGGTAGGGACGAGGTGGTGCGGCTAATTAGCGACCCGGGCTACTACCAAACCACGCAGATACCCGTTAGCCAAATATACAGGCTGGAAAACTACAGCATCATACGCACCCCAAGCGGCGTGCGTGTGGACCGCGTTAGGGCGTTTATTGAAAAAACGCACAAGTGGGTAGGGCCAGAAGCACAAGGCCAGTGGGGTGTTAGCGATGACCTTATAGTAGTGCTGCGGGTAACGGACGACGAGTACATAGTGGTGCAGGGGCACGAGCAAATTGTGGCGCGGCGGCTAATGGGCCAGTACACCAAGCGGGACTTGGCAACCGCCCGGGTGGTTGACATGCGTGAGTCGTGGCACGCGTTTTCTGGTGCTGCCCCTACCGCAGACATAGCGCCTACGCCAGTACGCGTTGGCAAGGCGGTGGTACGCAAGGTACGCACGCCACGCGAGGCTATAACAGCAGACGTGCGTGCTGGCCCCACGGCGCAGGGGCGCAAGGCGCTCGAGCTACGCCAGCAGGGCAAAAGCTACAAGCAGATAGCAGACGAGTTGGGTATGTCGCCTATGGGCGCACGTGGGTTGGTGCTGCGCACTGAAAAGCAGCTTGGCGCTAAAGCTACCCAAGCTTTCGCCAAGGCAGGTGAGGTTGAAGTTACACTGCCTAGCAAGGTGGCCGAGGCGTTGGGGCTGGACGACACGGCACGCATGCCATACCTGCGGCGCGTAGTTGAAAAGGTAGGCAAGGGTGAGCGCTACCGCATAACAGGTACACCAGAGCAGATGCAGCAGTTGGTTGCCGAGCTGGAACAGTACGGTATAGCCGACACGGGCTTTTACGGGCAGAGCATAGGGAACATACCTGCCAGCACGCGTGCGCTTATACGCAAGGAGGCAGCCAAGGTTAAGAAGCTGGTAGCCGCACCTGCCGAGCCGCCGCCCCCTGTTGTGGAAATAACAGCCGCGGAGGCCGAGGTTACGCCAGAGGCGGCGGCGCGGGCTGTGCGCGAAATACGGCTTAAGGGCGAGGCGGCAAGCGCGGGTGTTAACGCACGCATGGTAGCTACCGAACTAGGCATTGACGAAAAGCTGGCGGCTAAGCTATTGGCGAAGGCTGAAAAGCAGGGCTACCTAACCAGCAACGTGCAGCGTGTGGTTATTAAGCGCGCAGGTACCAAGGGTGTACAGCAGGCTAAGATACCCACTAAGTTTTACGGCATGGGGCAAACACAACGGGAGGCGTTGGAGCGTGCCGAGGCGGCACTGCTGCGCAAGGGCAAGGCGGTTATACCCAAGCCTGTGCCCGCGAAGCCGCCGCCTGCCCCGGGGTTACCTAGCACGTTGCCTACGGCATTGCCCGAGCAGGTTGCAGCCGTAGATACATATATGGAGGGCTTTGCTACGCGCAACCCGCAGTTCCAAAAGCTGCTTGACAAAGCCAAGGTACGGTTAGGCCCCGAGCGCGGTACGGCGGTGGCAAGCCAACAAGGCGACGGTGTTTTGTTGCGGCCAAAGTTTTTGGAACACCTGTACAAGGACGGGGTGCAGGCTGCGGACGATATTGTTAGCCACGAGCTAGGGCACTTTGCTTCCAGTACTTTGCAGTGGGAGGCACGCGCCGAGCAGCTTGGCATAAGCCTGTGGGACGACTTGCCGTTGGGCGCACCCAACTATGAGGAAGCATTTGCAGACGTGTTTGCTGTTATAGCACGCAACGACGAGCGTGGCTTGGCACTGCTGCGGGAAAAGTGGCCCAACTGGCTTAAGCTAATGGACGAGCTGGACGAGGTGCCTAAGCCGCTTAGTGCGCCACCGCCTGTACCCGTGGAACCACCGCCTGTACCTGCGGCCAAGCCGCCAGCGGGCATTAAGCCGGAGTGGGCACGGGCCAAGGCGCTGCGCGACGAGGGCAAAACGTACAAGCAGGTAGCCGAGGAAATGAACGTTAGCCCTATGACGGCACGCAGCTACGCGCTAAAGGCAGACAAGGCTGTGGGCAAGGTGCCTGTGCAAACACGTGCGGCAGGCGCAGCCGCCAAGCGCGCCGAGGCAGTAGACGCTGCACGCAAGACATATAAGCGAGCAGTGGAATTTGTGCAACGTGAAGGCCGCGCCTTCCGCGGTGGTGGTGAGGTAAAGGGTGGTACGTATGCCAAGCAGTTGGAAGCCGAGCTGCGCAAGCTTGGGTTTGACGCTAAGGTGGAGCACCAATACAGTTCCATATACAGCATTGAATACGAGCTTAAACCCGAAGCGTTAAAGGCAGCCAAGGCAGCGTTGCGCCAGCCTACCAAGACGCGCCTAGTGCCCAACAAGCGCGGCGACTACAGCATAATAGCCGAGCGCAAGTACGTGCCACCGGAAAGCAAGGTTACCACCAACCTAAGCGAAGAGTTTAACCTCAACCAAGTACAGGGTGGCAAGCGCCCCGTAAAAATACGCCGCAAGGTGTACAATGAAACTAAGGGCATAAGCGAGTACAAAACCATACCCGCTGAAGTGCCCAAGGTGGCTATTGATAAGCGGGCGGCAACGGTGGCCAAGCAGTTTGCCAAGGACTTTGAAGTAAGCGTGGACGACGTGGTGGTAGTGTTTGATGAAGAGGCGTGGCTGGACGTGTACATGGAAAACACGGCGCTTACCCGCACCGAGGCGCTGGCGCGGTTGCGTAGCAGTGGGCCACCCCCGGCCTTTGCCAATGAGGGCAAGGTATTTATTGGCCCTGACATTAGCTACAACATGGCATGGGAAGGTGCCAGCCCGCAGGCATACCGCGTAGTGGCGCACGAGCTAATGCACACGGCGTCCAGTAGCCGTGGCGGCGCAGTGCGCGGGCTGGACGCTATACTGGAGGAGGGGGCCAACGAAGTACTGACCATGAACTGGTTTAGGCAGCGTGCCGCCAGCTACGTAGCCGACTGGGAGTGGCGTGGTGGTTTGGACGAGGCTACGCAGGTGTACACCAAGCTGCGTGGTGCGCAGGCCATGTTGCAGAACCACGCGTACAGTGACTTTACCGCCGAGGTTATACTGCAAAGCGCACGGCGTGTTGGTTGGAACAGGCAGCTAATACTGGACGACATTGCCAACGTGTTTACCAAGGGCACCGACCTAGAGCGCGAGGCATTTTTCTACGCCCACATTAGTGACGCACGCTTTACCAGCGACACGGCTAGCTTGCTTGTGGAGGAGGGCAGGTTGGTGCGCATGAGCCACGAGCTGGACAGCTACGGGCTAACAACTATGAAACGCGAGGCGCAGGCAGCGGGTGTGGACTTTGACGCCGTGCCTGTGGACCCACACTGGAACCCAAGCGCAGAGTGGAAAAAGGATGCCTTTGTTACGGCAACGGCACTGCTGCGCTGGTTGTATGGCGTATGATACTGGCAAAGGGTGCAGGCTACAGGTATTGGGTAGACTTTGACGGCAAGGTGCAGGGCAAGCGGCTAACGCTGTTGGACGGCACCAAGCTAACAGGTGACCCTGACACCATTGGCTACATAGCAGACAGGCGTACAGGTAGCGAGGTGGCCAAGTATGCTAAGGGCACACGGGAAGACCACTGGCCGCGCAGCCTGCACAAAAGCGAAGCGGCTATGCTGCTAAAGCAAATGGGTTACGTTAGTGTGGGCAGGCACATGTTGGAGTACAGGCACAGGGAGGGCTAATGCAAAACCCACAGGTGGACCCCAAGCTGGTTGCAAGCATGGGCGAAGACGAAGTGGCGCTAGGCAAGCTGTACACGGAAGTATACAAGGACGGCATACCGTGGTTTGAACTGGCGGCACCATGGGCGTACTGGCTGCGCAGGGCATTGCTCGAGGGCAGGCTGCTAAGCGAGTTGCCCGGGGCACTGCGTACCGTACCTGCCGACAGGGAGGCTTGAGCTTATACGCTAACTGGAAAATGCCTTGATGGACTGACCCACTTTTTCCTACACTTAATGCGCAGGGGTTACCGCGCCGCCCCTTAAGGCGCGAGGTGCGTACAACACGCACAAGTGGTACCCTTTCCGGCGGGGGCAGCACGCCGAGGGGACGCTACCGCTTCAGTCCCACAACAAACGAAGTGAGGTACAGCATGCCAAAGCTTATGCTAGGCAAGGACGCGGTTGTGCAGGCGGAGGACGGCTTTGAGGTAACAATACCGGACGACGACTGGCTTTCCGCGGCAGACGTAGCGGACAAGTACATGCCCAAGGACGCGTTTAGTACCGAGCTGGACAGGCGCGTTAAGTCCGTTACAAAGGGCATGGTAAAGCGGGACGAGCTACTTGGCGACGAAGAATTTTTAACCGAGTGGCTTAGCGGCAACAAAGACCGCGCCTTGGAAGTAATGGGCGTGGACCCGGGCAAGCCGCCCAAGGACATTGACGTGGCGGAGCTGCGGCAAAAAATTGAGGCGGACGTAACCAAGGTGTTGCAGGACAGGGAGCTAAAGCCACGGGAAGAAAAAATTGCCGAGCTTACCACGCTGGTTGGGCAGTTGCGCGAACGGGATTGGAAGGCAAGCTTTTTGGCTGCCGCCACGGACCCGGACGTGGACATTAACGAGGACATGGTAGAGCCCCTAATGCACATGTACCGCAGCCAGTTTAGCTACGATGAGGAAACGGATGACTGGTACAAGCTTAACAGCGACGGCGACGGTTACGAGGTAAACGTAACCAACCCGGAGCCCGGGGGCAGCAACTACCGCACTGTGCTAAACGTCCTTGGCGAGGAGCGCAGGCAAGGCAAGCACAAGTCATGGTTTAAGGCACCAACCACAACGGGCGGCGCTGGCTACCGTGGCGCAAAAGGCCGCAAGGCCAAGGTCACGTACGAGGAGTTTAAGGCAATGCCTGCTGCTGCACGGGCTGCGCTGCGTAACGAAGACCCAGAGTTGTACAAGCAGCTAATGCAGCGGTATGAAAACGAGGGCTTATCCGCGCTTGGTGTTGCATAGGTGTACTAGGCCCGGAAGCCCACAACACCAAACTGTAAGGAGGCAGAAATGGCTGCCACGCTGAAAAGCGATGCCTTTGTACCAGAGGTGGCTACAGAGGTTGCAACTGCCGAGTTCCCCAACAAGCTTGTGTTGGGTTTTCCGGGCAGTCCCTTTATGCGTGCATTCCCACCCGAGGCGGCACTTGGGCAGGAGGGCGACGAGGTTAAGTTTCCCCGCTGGAACCCGCTTGGCGAGTTTGAGCAACTGACCGAGGACGTTGCCATGACGCCCGAAAAGCTAAGCCACTCCATGGACAGCTCGGCTGTGCAGGTGGGTGGTAAGGCTGCGGAAATTACCGATTGGGCGGACCTTGCTGCACGCGGCGACATTAACGCCGAGGTGGGTACGCAAATCGCCACGCTGGCCTCGCGCTACATTGACAAGCGCGCCGTGCTGGAGGCGGAAACCACAGAGCTTGCCTACACGGCTAGCCAGACCATTACGTGGGAAGTGTTTGTGGACGCCATTATCACTAATTGGGGCGACAGTGCCATGGAGCAGGTGGGCGGCATTGTGGTGCACAGTAAGGTGATGGGCGACCTTATGAAGTTGCCGGAATTTAAGCGCGCCGACCAGCTTGGGCAGGCGGGCACCATTATACGCGGCTTCATTGGCAACCTCGGTACGTACCCCGTGTACGTTAGCGACCGTACCACGTTGACTACAGGCACGCCCAACACGTATACCAACCTTGTGCTGAAGCAGGGGGCCATTGGCCTTAAGTTCCAGCGCACGCTGTTGGTGGAGACGGACCGCGACATACTTAAGAAGAGCGACGTTATAGCGGCGGACGTGCGCTTTGCGGTGCACCTGTTCTACGCAAACCCGTTGCCCGCGCTACGCCTCATTACGCAGTAGGGGCACGGCGTACAGCTTTAACCTTTTAGCCAGAAGGAAACCAACATGGCTGCATACAGTGCGCGACGGACGCTTACGGGCACGGGGCAGTACTTGCAGATTAGGGTACCCGACCCGAAGCGTGCATGGGCAGTGCTGGTTAACGTCGAGGGCACATACGTTGGGCAGTTGCAGGTGGAAAGTGCTGACGACGCTGACGGCCTGTTTAACACGGACCTGATGGACGAGGACAGCGGTGTTGCCGTGGACGGCACCTACAGTGCCCAACTTGAGGCCAATGCCGAAGGGCTGCACGCGGCGCTTATGGCGGCAGGTGAGGACGAGGTGCGCGTGTACTTTAGCGCGTACACGTCGGGCAGCGCCGAGGTTACGCTTTCGCTTGTCCCGGGCAGCGTGTAAGCCGACAACCGCTAACCTTTTAACGCAGAAGGAGTAAGCACATGGCTGTGCACATTCCGGTTAGCGCTAGTGGCCTAAGCGAGAGCGACGACGGCAACAGCACCAACCTTTCGTTGCCGATGGACGCTGACCTGCGGGCGTACCTTATAGTGTCGGCTGTTACGGGCTCGCCTACACTGGACGTTACGGTGGAGGAGCTGGTAGACGGCACTAATTGGGTGACCATTGGTACGTTCACGCAGGCAACGGGTACGGGTGCGGAAAGCATTAGCATACCCGGGCCTCGTACGGGCGGTCCCGTGCGCGTCAAGTACCTGATTGGCGGCACTAGCGTGACGGTCGACTTTGAGGTGCGTATCGCTGCGTAAGCGGCGCGTGCGTGCTAGCAAAGCGTAGGACATGCAGGGAGCTAGGGTGATGGTGTTGTAGCCCCTCACCAAAGGCACCAACCCTCCCGCACCATTGCCCTAGCTACCTGTTAACGAATAACGGCGCGGCAGGTTTAACGCAGTACAAAGTTGGAGGGCACTAACATGGGTATTGGCATGTTTCGCAGGCACCGTGAGGCCGACTACTTTGCGCCCCCGGAGCCTGTTGTTGTACCAAAGGCCAAGGAGCCTGCACCGTACTACGCGGAACTAGAGGTTGGGCAAGAACTGGAGGTGGTGGATGCCAAGGAAATTACCAAGCAAGCCCCGCCCGAGGTTGCGCCCAACACGGAAGCGGGTGCCGAGGCTGCCGAAGACGAGGTAGACGATGCTTAGCAAGAAAAGCTTTACGGGTGTTGGCACACTGGACTTTGTGCTGGACAGCAACCGTGACGCTGGCATTATGGTGCAGGTGGCGGGCAACGCTGCTTCGTTTTCTGTTACTGTAAAGGTAACGGTTGACGGCACCAACTACGCCACGGTGCAAATGCAGCCCATTGACGGCACAGCAGCAGTTACCGCCATTACCGCCAACGGCATCTACGTCAACGCGCAGCCCATTAGCGGCGCACTTAAGGGGCAGGCAGACTTGACGGCGATTGCCAGCGGTACTGCACAGGTAAGCGTGCAGGCGGCGCGGCGCGCATAACGCCGGAGGCCACATGGCTGTGTACACGCTTTTCGACCCGCTTAAGCGGGATACCACTGGCGACAGTATTGCCTACGCCATTGGCCACCGCACGCGTTGGGTATTCAACCTTAACCTAGCCTCGGTGCCTGCTGGCGGCAGTGTGGAGGTGGCGGTGGAGGCCAGCCCCACTGGCGACGACGACCAGTTTGTGCAGGTATATACGTTCGGCAGCAAAAGCGCCGCAGGCACATTTGAGGCTAGCAGCTTTGTAGCTACCCCGGACTTTACCATAGAGCCGTACTACAACTACCTGCGCGGCACCATAGTGGCCATTAGCGGCACAAGCCTTGTGTTCCACTTGGTAGCCAGCGGGTTGTTTTTTGACATACTGGTAAGTGACGACAAGGAACTGCTTAGCAAGCCGCTGCAAAGCTACACCGAAGCCGAGCGCCTAATACGGCAAGCTGAACGTGACGTAGTAGACTTGCTGGTAAGCAACCGTGCTACGGGCGAGTTGTGGGCATGGATAAATGAGGACGGGTTTGACGACGCCATTAAGGCCGAGGTAGTAGAACAGGCCGAGTGGCTGTTTCAGCGCGAAATGCTACAGCGTGCGGCGCGCAAAGACAAAAGCGCGCAGGTAACGCTGCGTGACATGGCGCTTAACAACCCGCAGCTAGGCAAGCGGCTGGCAGACTTTAGACCTGTAGGCACACGGGTGTGGCGCGGGCGTTAGGAGGCCCCTATGCCGTACCGCAAAGAAAAGCGCGAAGGCAAGGTGTGCGTGGTGCGCGAAAAGCACCAAGGCAAGCCGCAGAAAACCATGAAGTGCTACAGCGGCAGCGATGCAGACGCACGTGCCGAGCGCTACCTAAAGGCACTGCGTGCCAACGTGCGGGAGTAACATGGTAGACAGCGTATACATAGACGACCGTGCGTTTAAGCACTGGATACAGGAGGCTGCCAAGCGCGGCAAAGACCTGCGCCCATGGTTCAGGGGTGCCCTTGACCAAGGCGTTAGCCAAATGCTGCGCAAGCATTTTGATAGCAAGGGGGTGTATGGGGGCGAGCCGTGGGCACCACTCCGGCCAAGCACCAAGCAGCACCGCATACGCAGGGGTGCTAACAGGGGTGGGGTTGACCACCCGTTGTGGGACACGGCGCGGCTGCGCGGTAGCTTGCTGCGGCCAAGCCATCCAGAGGCCATACGCGACATTGGCAAGTACACGTACAGGCGCGGCACCAACGTGCCCTATGCGCTGTTCCACCAAGAGGGGTACATGATACAGGCATGGGGCAACAGCTTTTTCTATGCACCTGTGCGCGTGCCCGCCCGGGTGTTAATACCGGAGCCGCCAAGCAAGGACTTAATGGCGTGGGAAAAAAGCTTGGCCAAGTACGTTGAAAGCGGGAGGGGCAAATGACTAAAGCGCTATGCCCCGATTGCGGGGGCGAGGGGTGCAGGCAGTGCGACAACCGTGGTTGGGTGCCTGTGCGGTTGAAGGTAAGTACCAGCAATGGGCTGTGCATTAGCGCCCAAGTAGGAGCTAAGAAAAGTTGTAGCGTGACGCCACGCACTTTGGGTAAGTTCCAAGGCACAACTAGGCGGCTGCCATGATACTAGAGTGCATACGCATGGTGGCGGACGCCTTGGGCCATAGCGAGCGTGGGGTTAACGCAGAGTTGGGCGGTATAGCACGCGACTACGAAGACGCAATGCCGCCGTCCATTGTGCGCATACTGGACAGCACGCGGGACGACGAGGCGGTAGCCGATTTAACGGAGGACGTGTTTATACCGGACTGGCCCGTGCTGGTTGTTAGTAGCGACACGCCAGCGTTGTTTGACGGCGAGGTGCGCACATGGAATAGGGACAGCGACAGCGTGCAGGTAAGCATACGGTACATAACCGACAGTGCCGACGCGGCCATTAACAGTGCGCATACGCTGTACACCCTGCGGGCAATACTAAGCAGCTTGCGCGAGTGGCTGCGCAATGAAAACGCCGCGTACCAAACGCGCAACGGTGTCAACATTATGTACTGTAGCGGGCTTACTTGGGGCGAAGTACGGGAGGTTACGGCGCACGGCATTATTACGGGCTTGGTGGTTGCAGACTTTGCCGTGCGGGACACTACACCTTAAGGGAGGCTGTAGACCATGAGCGTTAAGGTTTTAATTGATGGCACCAAGGTTAGGGTGCCGCGTGAGGTAATTGTGGCAGGCCCCAAGGCGATGGAAGAGTGGCTGCAAAAGAAGTTAGCCACCAATCCTTTTAAGGCTGCCAGCAAAGCGCCCAAGGCGGAAACGCCCAAAAAGGAGGAGGCTAAGTAAATGAGCAGCGACAAGACCACTGTACTGTATGGCCTGCTTGCTAAGCTAGAGGGCACCTACGGCGGCGGCGGTACTGGCAGCGCAAGTACAGACGGCGTGCTGCTGGCCGAGCCCGTGGTTATGCAGCAGTCGTACATATACGACGGCACACGCGGCAACGCCCCGGGCATGGCTGGCCTGTACAGGCGTGCGCAGCCTGCGGGTAGGTACTGCGAGTTTGAGGCAGTAATTGAGGCGGCGGGTGGCGGCGCGGCATATGACGACAGCACTGTCTGGCCAAGCATACACACAATGATGCTGGCGGCGGGGCATGAGGCTACCGTGGACACCACCACGGGTAGTGAAAACATAGAGTACGCGCCCGAAAGTGGCGACTATGATAGCGTGTTTGTGGAGGGCTACGCACGCGGGCAGAAGTTTGTGGTTGAGGGCATATACGCCGACATGGGCTTTACCATTGACGGCCCGGGCTTTTGCAAGTTTACCTTCCCGTGCCAAGGGTTAATGGACACTGACCCAACGGACGTGGCGCTGCCTAGCATTGACTACACCATTTTCGCCAGCCAGCCGCCCAAGGCGGAAAACATACAGCTAAGCATTAACGCTGTAAGCAGCGGGTGGGTAGTGCGCAGCATTGAGTTCGCCATGAACCGCAACCTTAGCCCACGCGCCGACATTAACGGTACGGCTGGCCACCTTGGGTACGTGCCCGGGCGGCGTGCGCCTACGCTAACGTTCGTGGTGGAGGCGCGGGCACTGTCCAGTTACAACCCTTACCAGTTGTTCGGTAACGGCACGTCACAGGTGGTTACGTTTACTGTGGGCAGCACGCAGTACAACCGCTTTACCTTTGACAGTAGCTACTGGCAGATTAGCAACATAACCGAGGACGAGGACGGCAACGCGGCACTGTGGACGCTAGAGGGCACGCTGGCCAGCAGCGACGCGGTAAGCAACGACGACTACCTAATTACGTTTGACTAAGGCGTTTGTTTGACCACGGCGAACAACTGCATTCCTCCCCCTAGGGCGTAAGTACCTAGGGGCGCGTGTAGGCCACGAGCCTGCACTGCTTTGGTGGGGGCGGGTGCACCCGCCCCGCCAACCACCTTAACCATGTGTAAGTGAGGGGCACATGCCGACACCTACATTTAATGCACAGGAGTACGTAGCTGCACTGGCACCGCCAAGCATTGTTGACTTGGAGGGCAATGTGCACATAGGCAAACTGGTAGGCATGGAAGAAAGCCTGCCGTACCTAGAGGAGTATGATGCCCTTATTGAGCGGCAACGCGGCGGCACTGCTGTAGAGCC